CCAGCCTGAACGATCAGCAAGGAATCGCTGGTTGTACACGAAGACGCAGCAACCTGGGACGTGATTGCCCCAGGAACCAAAACAGCATTGTTGACGTGCGCATTCAGGTTAACCGCGGTCACCTGCCCACCATCAACGTATGTTACGCCAGCTTGTATCTGTGCCATATTATTCTTCTGTGATCATTGCCCTGTTCGAGTTGATAGCATACACACTGGTGCTTTTCAACGCCGGTCTTCCCAAGTTAAAAACAACCTCTGTCTCAATTGCGACTCCTCTCATTGCAATTCTTGGGCGAATAGTCCCATCAATTTGAGCCGATCCAGTAAAGACATAGCGCAGGATCTCTTCAGACGAGTCAGGATCGTGAACAGTTACAAAGATTGAGACATCGTCTCCGGTAGTGTTGCTGAAGTTAAACTCAGCCCTACTGAAGCGCTTTGTAAGCTGGCTGCCAAACGTGTACTCCCTTGAGCGGATACGGGCATCAATTGGGGTCACGATGTAAGAAATATCCGTGAGCGTTGCCGGCAAGTTAAATGGAAGCAGCGGAGATCCGGTTGTGCCAAGGAACTCATCTCCTCCCTCTAGCTCTTCAGCAAGGAAGATGCCTCCGTAAGCTCCGGCCAAGAACGTGGTTGGTTGCCCTGGCTGGAATGGGCCAACAAGCGGAGACTGCACAGGCTTTCCAACGTTTGCAATAATGAACAACCGGCGCTTGTTGTTGTAGAAGGCGGGGACAAACTTGTCGATGTACATCCCCTCAGGATAGGTGTCTATGCTCTCCCAGGCCTTGTTGAGCGTGTTGTACACCAAAATGGAGTTGTTCTTGATTCCTCCATTAACCGGAAACGCAATAAAGAACCGGTTGTCAAAGTAGATTGCTGTTACCTTTTTGGCGTAGTCAAAGTTGACAGTGTCAAAGTAGTCATCAATAGGTTCACTGAGCGGCATTGTGTTCCCGACCAGTTTAAGGTCAAGCTGCGGAGTCAACATGTGGACTCCCTTGCCACTGAAGAAAAAGACAAACTGACCAGCCGGCACGATGCTGTGCCGCGCTAGGCATCCTACTTCTGTGGTAACTACAGTTACTTGGCTTTGATCTGGAGTTGTCTCATCAAACCTAGGATCAACGTAAGCAACGTAAATTGACTTGGACATGAATACCAAAAATTGGTTTTCAATCCATGGTAGCACTCCAACGATGCTATCGTTGCCACCTTGATTAATCACAAACGTATTAAGCGGATCGTAATTGTCGCTTAAAATATCGGTTGCAATTATCTCAGTGTTTTTTGTTTTTACGATTATCCTGTTTTGAAAATACAGGCCAAACTCTCCAGGAGGAAGTGGATAAGTTACGTTGTCTGCGTTGATTCCTGTCTGATCAACAAACGTAAGTGCGTTTGATACGCCATCCCACAACAGTGGCGGATTTGCCTGCTGCACTTCAAACCCAGTAATGTTTGTGTGGGCTTGAATTGTAGACCCAGTATTATTGGTAAAAGAAAACGTAAATTGATTTGGGCTTATGATTGAAGCCACAACTACGTTTCTGTGAAAATAATCGTGAGAGTACGGAGCTACTACATCAATTATGTTTACCTCTGATCCAACCCTAAACCCATTTGGATTAATGGTAGTAACAGTAACAGAAATTGTCTGTCCGGCACTAACTGATGGATTGGTTATTGTTGCTGAAACAGTGCTGCCAGCAACTCCCCTAAAAATGTAAAGATTGTTGAGTGCCTGTACTATTTCAGGCTGAAAAGAAAACGAAGAAATCAAAAGCGATACTGTGCCACTTCTGGGTGCGGCACTTTCGTATTCATAAGATATGACAGTCCCGTTTAGCGCGGAAATCGTGTACTCTTGATATTGGAACGTTGGGCTAGTTGTTCCGTATCCAACCTTGATTTTATCTCCAACGTTTAAGCCGATTGTAGTCTGAACAGAAATGTTGCCAGTGTAAAATCCTGGAGTTGGCGTAGAGGTGTATGAGGCTTGCTGGGAAGAAAGCTCGCCAACAGTGAGGTAGCGCCCAGTCGGAAACGTGTACTTTTGCGAGAATGTTTTCTTCTGAGTGTTGTACAGCACCATTCCATCGCTAAACAGAAGGACGATGTTATCCTGTCCGTTCTTGTCGATGTAGTAGCCGGATCCACTCTGCATCAGTACGTTGTACTCGTCAGAGGTGAGTCGCTCGCAGCCTTTTCTGGGCTGTGCCGATCCGCGTTGCAGCCTCATGTTCTTTGAGGACTGCGAGTAGCCTGGGCTTAGATTTGAAGGATCAAGGCGCGAAGAAAAGCCGATAAAGTTGTTATCGGACTCAACTGCAATCTGGCTTTCTTCCTGTGCCATTAGTCCTTTGAGATCAGCCTACCAAGCTTTTCCACAACACGCTGGAGGTCATCACGGATGTCCATGATTGCCTGCACGTCCATTTCCCCGCCTTCGTCCTCACCTTCTTCTTCCTCTCCGTAGCCACACTCAGGACAGGTGCCGTTCGACTTCATGTCGCAGCCACAGTCTGGGCAGTATTCTTTTCCAGTTCCTCCCAAAAGGGATCCCAGTGCGATAGTGAGCTTGCTCATGCGATGTAGTTTTTAAGCTTTTCCAAACGATTGCTCCAGCCATTACTGAACGAAAGTTGCGTGGAATCCAGCTTTGCCAGCAGCTTGTAGAAGTCAATTCGCTGCTGCATGATGGAGGCGCAGATGGCATCGACACCGATGTCGTTTATTTTGTCCTCCAAAGCCATGATTGTCTTTGGCCCGATCACACCATCGTCACCGGCACCCACAGCCCTCTGAAGGAACTTTGATGCCTGGCCCACACCAGTGTTAACGCAGCCATCAAAATGAACAGCATAGAGCGGCCAGGGCATCTTGTAGCACCTGCCAGGTACCCAATAGTCGTTGTAATATATGTCCTCTAGCTCCTCGTCACTGATCTCCTTTACGCAGCGCCGGCTCTCCTGCCGGTTGTCGCGGTACTTGTCGTACTCACGCTGGAGAATGCCGCGGTTTGTCTTTCCACCCTTGTCGTGTGGGTGGTTGAAGTATCCGCCTTCTACATCGAGCACGAACTTGAGTGCCCGCTCAAAGTTAGGATTTGCTGGAACGGTGCTCATTGCGAATGACGTCCACCAAGCCAAAAATGCTGACAACAGCACTTGCGACAGCATTACCAATTCCGATGGAATAGATGCCAGCAGCGGCTCCAATTTTAGCAAGGCCAAGCCATGTTGAAGGTTGCCGGAGATAGTTTTTAAGTAGGTTCATTTTTGTTCCGTGTGCTCAAACAATCGCTCCCAAAGCGCTTTACGATCAGCCTCACACTCCTTGATCTTGCCGTACAAGTAGTAGACGGCAACGATGGTGAATGCCATGGACAAACCCTGGCCTGCCACCTGATCCAGAATGTGGTTGATGAATCGTTCCATAAAATCAGCACTTCCAGCGTCTCATGCTTGCCTTGGCTCGCTCTGCCGGCCCCTTGGCCTTAGCCACAACGCCAGCCATGCGAGCGCAGAAGGACTTCTTGCGACCCTTGTCTGTGTCTGTCTTTGGATTAGGAGCAGGAGCCTTGAGATTGCTGCCAGTAGCAGCGTTGTACTTGGCTCGTCCCTTGGCGGTCAGCCCTGCTCCTTTAGAGACAGGCAGCTTCTCGCCTTTGGACACAGAGAGGTTGACCTGCTTTTTAGCCATTGGACTCTTCAGGAGGAGGAATGAATGAGCCGTCAGGTTGCTGAATCCAGCCGGGACCACAAGGAATGCCATCGACATTCACAAGAGTGGTTCCAGCGGGAGGAGTGAAAGGTGTTACCCCGTCCCAGACAATGACGTTTTGCACCACCTTGGTGGCATCATCAACAATAGCGTATCTCATGCTTAGAAGTAGGTTACAACAACAACAATGCCGTCTGCTCCATTCCCGCCAGCGCCAGAGTTTCCAACACCATCAAGCCCGCCACCGCCACCACCTCCACCGCCTCCGTAAAGTCCTCCATTTCCCCCGTTGCCTGCGTTTCCGGCAACGCTAGAGCCTCCACCTGCGCCTGCGCTGCCACTAGCAGCAAAGCCTACTGTGACACTTGGAGCAGATCCACCATTGCCCCCAATTGCTCCCCCTGATGCAGTGCCGCCAGTAAACCAAGTTCCAAGCTGCGTTCCTCCCGAGCTGCCAATAAATCCAACCGTTGCAGAAATTGGAAGCCCTCCACCTGCGCCTCCACCTGCGCCTCCAACAGTTGTATTTGATCCACTAGAAAGGGCTCCTGCGCCGCCCGAGCCAGCTGATCCGTTAGCCCCCTGAAACATGGCGCGGGCACTTGAAGAAGCCCCAGCAGGTCCACTTGCGGTTGTTGCAGTCCCAGCACCTCCGCCACCTGTCACTTGTATCCACGTTCCAAAAGAAGAGTTTCCTCCATTTACCCCAACATTTCCGTTTGTGCTATTAATCGTAACGGAAGCACCTCCAGTTCCACCACTTCCAACAGTAACAGTTTCAGTTGCCCCCAGTAATGCAGCGGCAATGTTGCGAAAAGAATACGACCCGCCACCGCCACCGCCACCGCCTGATGCCTGAGATCCAACGCCCGCTTTGCGACCAGAGCCGCCACCGCCACCGGCTGAGATCACAACAACGTCAACAGCCACCGCCCCAGCGGGCTTTGTCCAAGTGCCACTCGTAGTGAACGTCTGTACGTTTGTCTGATTTGTCTCAGCAATCGTAATTGCACCAGCAGCGTTGGTGATCGTGATCCCAGTTCCAGCAGTCAAGGCAGCCTTGGTCAGCGTGTTACCAGTGCTGTTGCCAATGAGAAGCTGCCCATCTGTGTAGGTTGTCTGCCCCGTGCCACCCTTGTTCACGGCCACCGTATTCAGTGTTGGGTTTGGATACGTTCCGCTGAGATCCCCGCCCGCGGCTCCAGTTGGAACACGGGCATCAGACAGTCGGCTGTCATTGCCTTGAGCGGCCGTGTTAGCTGAAGATCCGTAGACAACAGCAATAGAGCCGGAGGTGGTAATCGTGCTGCCAGACAAGCCCGTGCCGGCAGTGATGCTGGTAACAGTGCCAGGATTCTTTACAAGGCTGCGCGCCACCCGTTTAGTAACGCCACCCTGGTTGATCACCAAAATGTCTGCATCGGCAACACTGGTGGCCGGCGGAAGTTGAGAGATTTTAACGTCAGCCATAAATTACTGGTAAATCGGAATAAAGGTTGGAGTAGACACTCCTGGTATAATTATTTGAATCCAGCCAGCATTACTACTTGCGTTGCTTGGAGAGCCAGAGTAGGCGGAAACGTTTAAAACATCCGTAGGAGTCCAATTTGTTCCATTAAAAACAAGCCCCTGCGTAGCTGCTGGAGCAGTTGCAGACACCGCAGTAGATTGCAGTGATGTTGCATTTCCATTGCTTGGGTTAGCAACAGGAGTCCATCTGCCAACGGAATCTTCACCTACTACAAGTGACAGGAACTGGCCAGCGCTTGGAGTAGCTCCAGAAATTGGAGTGGACTGTAGCTGGGTGGCGTTTGTCGAAGCGTCTGCTGGAGTCCAGCGATTAATGGAGTCTTCGCCTGTTACAAACTTTAAAATTTGCCCAACGCTTGGAGCGGTTGCAGAAATGGGATCCCCCTGCAATTCAACAGCGTTTGCCCCGCTGGGCCTCCATGCATATCCGGATGAAGGATTTATCGGATCTTTAAGCCCCCAAGTAAGCACCTGAGACTCTGCCGGAGTAATCCCAGATAGAATTTCAGTGCCTTGAAGTTTGCCTGCATCCGCTAGGCTTGGAGCATAATTAGCTCCATCGTAAACCAAGCTCTGCCCAGTGGTTGGAGCCGTTGTGGTTACTTCAGTTCCCCGTATAGATGTTGCGTCTGCCCCTGCTCCTCCAGCAGTTGGCTTCCACTGCTGCAAAGAGTCATCCCAAACAAGTGCATCTCCGTCACTTGGAATGTTTGAGCTTACATCGTAGCCCTGAAGCTGAAATGCGTTTGCTACAATTGGACTCCAAAATGAGTTTGAAATATTGGGCTGGCTATCTGTGTTTTGAATAACGCAAACCCAAGCCGGATCTGAGCTTGAGGTGGTTACAATCTGCCCAGGCTCGTAAGTGGTAGTAGAGTTCCAAATTGTGGAAGTTCCGCCTCCAGAAACCACAGAGGGCTGCCATTCTGAGCCGCTCCAAACCAAGGCATTCCCAGTGTCAGGAGCATTCCCCGAAACAGGCCGGCCTTGAATGGCAGTTGCGTTTGCGCTGCCACCAGAGCTTGGAATCAATCTTCCAATGCCATCAAACGCCAATACTTGGCCGGCAGTTGCCCCCACAAGATCAATTGGCAAATTTAAACCTGGCCTAATTCTCCAAGAGTTAAATGAGACTTCACCAGTTGGAAAACAGGAGGTAACATTAACCTGTACAGAAGATGCTGACGAACCAACAACAAATCCAGACATCCACCTCTGCCCGTTTGTTGCTGTTATTGTAACAGGTTGAGTAGAAAAGTATGGATTGACTCCTGTGTTGTTTGAAAACGCAAAAGTCTTTAATCCGTATCCAACCGCAACATTTGTGCTGGATTCCTTTTCCACTGGAAGCACGATAGTCGATTCACTTGCAGATCCAATCCGCCCTTTTGCATCAACTGTGATTGATCCAACTTTGCCAGTGGATCCATAGCCGTAAGTTCCAGCAGCAACTCCAGAGGCAGACAACTGCGCAGACACGGCCCCAGGTCCAGTGGCAATAACATCACCTGTCAAAGAGGTGATTGCAGTTTGGGGATTTGCAATTGCCGTCAAGCTTGTCACACGGCCTTTGGCATCAACACTGATCTGGGGAATCTGATTGATTCCACCAACATTTGTCTGAGCAGAGGTAATTGAAACAAGCGAAGCGGTGATTGTCTCAGCCCCAGATCCAACAACGTCACCGGTAATGCTGGTGACTGCTTTTGGATGCGAATGATCTGCTCGCGCAAAATCTGTGCTGGTTCCGATAACCGGAGAGTTGGAATCTGGAGATGGGTTCAGCGTACTTGCTTCTGGAATGGTGCCAAACCTAGCGTCATTTCCTTGAGCGGCTGTGCCTGCTGTTGTTCCATACACAACAGCCAAAGATCCCGTTGATGTGATTGGGCCACCAGAAAGGCCGGTTCCAGCCGTCACGCTTGTGACTGTGCCCATGGTATTCGGGGCGGTGGTTAACCCAGTGACGCGACCCTTGGCATCGACAGAAATGACAGGAATGTCGGTCACGCTGCCAATGGACGCTTGCGCAGTTGTGACGGCAGCCAGCGTTGGGTTTGGATACGAGCCTGCCAGGTCACCTCCAGCAGTGCCAAAAGGCCGGCGGATGATTGAGCCAAGAACCTGCTTAGTGGTTCCTCCCTGTACGATTGGAACAATCTCTGTTCCGTCTACAGCGGATGCTACTGGAAGTTGAGTGATTCTGTCGCCCATATTATTCCAAAATCAAGTTTTCTGCGCTTTCTGTCGTAAGTCTAAAGCCAGCTTCAGTGTTAAGGTAATCCACACCAACGGGCGCAGAGCTAACTGTCTTTCTGAATTTAAAGGTCTGACTGTTACCAGAAACCTGAATTCTGGCAAAGTTTTTATTGATTGCCTTTGCCGGATCCTGATTTCTTTTTCGTATGAATCTGGTGATCATGCTTAGTAGCTGTAAACCATGTTCATTTTACGGACTTGGCCTTGCTGCCTGATCAGCACATCAATCTGTTGCTGAACTGCAAACTCGGCCATTCCTTCAAGTGTATCAGCCTCTGTTGCCCTGCCTTCTGATCTGAGAAAGTCAGCGGACACAGCATTCACCAGATACCCCTTAAACCGGAATGGGATACTCACAGCCCTCCAGTTAAAGCTGGGATTTGACGGCAGCACACCGATAGCCGCATTTGCGTATGCGTTCCAAAAGTTGCCAGATACAGGCAAATTCTTGTTGGGTGGATTGTACGCCGCACTACCCTGGCTTGTGTCATAGTACACCTGAGCGCCAGCAGGGTAGGCGATTGTTGCATCAAGCCTTGTGCCAAACAAGTATGGTGCTGTGTTTCGGAGCAGGACAAACCTTGTCTCAAATCCAGCAAATCTGAGCACAAACAACTCTTGGCTGAGATTCTGAATAGACACAGCCGTGCTGGTGTCTATGTCCGGCATGTTCTCGACAATGTACGAGTCATCCCTGCACCTGGATGTCTTCCGCGGATCATCTGTCCAGCAACCAATGGCTTGGCCCGAAACAACTGTGATTGGCTGCCTGTTGCCCAAAAACTCCAGCGTAGACCCAATAATGTTAGTCCACTCAGGAGTGCCCCATGGAATCTGAATGGTTACAGAAGTGATGTAGGGATTTGTGTTCTCCTCTGCAACTGTGTACTCAAATTCATACTGCGAACTAGCAGAGCTAATCCGTGTTCCGTCTTCCTTGGTGATGAAGAACGGATTAATGATGCCGACGAGCGACTCTCCAATTGTTCCCTTTTGCCAAGCCTGACTGCCAAAGTCTCGCAGGTAAATTCTTGGGTAGTTTGTGTCAAGTGTCAGAACGCAAGACAACGTGTTCTGAGAATTCTGAAAAAGCAAAGAGTTCCCATTTTCCTGCAAAAGCTCCACTTCGTTTTCGGTTAAAACAGGAATAGGAGCCGTTGTGACGTTGGTGATCGGAATCCCAGGCCAAACCTGAACAACCTCTTGGATGTCGGGCCAATCCTCCCGATCCCAAATCATGCTTAGCCTGCGATTAGCAAAATCGCGAATGGCTGCAAAAGACTTGTCATTTAGCGTGTTTCTATCAAGGCCAATAAGCTGGCATGACTCTGCTAGAACTGCGCTAAATGGAACTGTCTTCATTTGCTAGGTGGCACCCAACCAACGTGAATCTCTTTTGTGCCGCCACTATTCACCCTGCACTCTGGATTGTCACGCAGAAACTCGTCCATGAATGCCTTGTCGCTCCAGCATCCATATCCAAGCTTTTGGCCCCAAAAGTGGTAAGCCGTTGCCGGTATCGTTGCAATCTTTTGACCAAGTCCTTCTACAGACTTATGTCTTTCAGCATTGAATCGAGCATTGGATTGAGCGGCAGCCTTAGCTTCAACTTGATTGCGTAACCAGCCGCGGCGCAATTCTGTCTCAAGTTCTCCAACGAGGTTTTCTGGAATGCTGATCATACGCGAGCAATAAAAGTAGTTCCGGGTTCGGGAATGCGGGGCAGTCGGCCCTGGGCGTCATAAATGCCACTGTAGGGGCTGATCTTGTCTGACGGCATCGCTGACCCATCTGTGCCCTCAGGCCCGCTGCTGGCAGGCTTTCTGTTCGCTAGGGCCACCAAGTTTGCCGGCGCCTGCACGCCAATGTATCGTTGAATCAGTTCTGGTATTACCGGAATCGGAAGTACAGTCATAAAAGTGGTGGGTGGTAGTGGACTCGAACCAATGATGCCCGAAGGCGGGAGATTTACAGTCTCCTGCAATAGCCGCTATGCGAACCACCCAATGAAATTGGTTGCAAGGGCAGGAATCGAACCTGCGGCCTCCAGCTTATGAGACTGGCGAGCTGCCACTGCTCTACCTCGCTTTTGAAAAACGTGCCGGTACTCTCCCGGCTGTCACACCACTGCGGCGACTGAGTAACCCAGTCCGTGCGCGGCGGCATGCAGCCACCGGCAGGTGTCGCTTCTTTATTTGTGCCCAAGGTTCGCAGCCTGTCTTCAGACAAGACTGCTACAGGCCCTTCGCTTGCACAAAAGTGTCTCCGTCTCTCCGGAGTGTCGCACCACTTTTGGCCCCGATAAGGTCGAAGCCACGCAGGTGTCGCGGAAGTCAACTAAGCGGCGTTGTAGTTGAACTTGCCAAGGCCCAGCGGGTTGCCCACAACCAGACCAGCGACAGCTTCAACCAAGCGGCCGGGACCACCACCATTGTCGGTGAGCGGAGTGACCTGAGCGACATTACCGCCATAGCGGATTTCGATCAAGTTCATATCCAGCACCAAGCCACGGAACGGAGTGGGCGTGTAGGACGTGCCAGACACGGTTCCGATGAACGTGGTGGGGTGGAGGCGGACCGTTCCGAAGTCACCTTGGAACACATCCAGACTCTGGATGTAGGTGTCTGCGGCAGCGTCACGCTGGAATGTCTGAACCTTGGTGGCGCCAGCTGCCAGAGGAGCGGCCTGAGTGCCAGCCACAGTCGTCAGGGAAGTGGTCCCCAACAGGCCGGTGAAGGCGCGCTTCAGATCCGTCCCAACGATGCAATCAAACGAGGTGTAGTGGCCGGTCTGGTCGAAGATCGACTTGAGCAAGCCCTGCACAACGGCGTCCGTCAACGAGGTTCCAAGAGCGGATCCAGTTCCGATGATCGAGGTAGAAGGCGTCTGGAAGATCGAGGGAATGCCTCCTGGAGTCGGAGTTCCAGCCCCGCCGGTAGCGATCCATGTCTGGGCGCCGGCCGTGCGGTACGGAGTTGTCTGATTCCCGCTATCTGCCTGGGCCACCTGATCAGACACCATGGTCACTTCCATGTCGCGCTTGATCCCAGTGATGGCCTTGGCGACGTTGTCTGCCAGCTCGTCACGCACACCAGCAACATCAGCGATGTCCTGAGTGAGCTTGGACACGCGGACTGCGCGGCGGAAGATCTGGGCGTAGTTGGCCAGCTCAGCACGGTAGTTGACAACGTAGTTATCAACGCCAGTGGAGAGGTTCACGTCAACGCCGTCAGGAGTGCCGCCAACCTGAGGAGCCGGAAGGCTGTCAGACTGCCATCGGAAGTACATGTTGCCAGGCTTGGAGCCTTTCTTGGCCATGGACGTAAACGGCGTGTCCTTGGCGTCAACCAAGGCAATCATGTCCATGAGATCTTCGCGCTTGCCGCGACCGGAGAGATTGGGTTCGAGTAGAGTTGCCATATCAAAAAAAATACTGCGGTTGTTGTTGGGGGCTAAACAAAGCCCATGTTTTTTACCAAATCGCTTAGTCCGTCACGATCTCCTCCGCTTCTGGCAAATTGCTGTTTTGCCTTCTGGGTGGACTGCTGATGTGAACTGGTTGGTGGAGCCTGTCTGACTCCCGGTTGGGGAGGAGCCTTTTTGATAGGCGCCTGCGTTGTCTTTTTGGATTTCAGATCCGTGTAGGCCTTCAGTCCCAAAACAACAATGCCGGCAACATGCTTGAAGTCAGCTCTGCGCTTTTTAAGCTCTGGAAATTCACGCAAAATCTGCTGTGCGGCCTGATACTCTTCAGTTTCTGGTTTTCCCCACCAAGGAAAATCCTGAACAATTCCATAATCTAATTGAGCCTGTTTTTGCAGGTAATTAAATCTGGCAGGAAGTTCAATTTCCTTGATCCTGAGTGCCCTCATTTTGATGTCAAGAATGTCTTCATCAGACAGATCAACGCCATTGAGCGTTGCCCCGTTCCGATTCTGCTCGCACCAAAGAATGGCATTCACGGCCCTGCTGTACTCTTCGTTCACCTGCTCAAGGCTACTCAAAGATTCAACTTCTCCAGAAACCTCTGGTTCGGACTGAGGGGTAGCCTGCCTTGCGGAGGCCAGCTCTCTTTCCATTTCAGCCAAACGCTGTCTTTGCGCTTCTAACTCAGCTTGAGCGGCCTTCTTTGCAGCAACCAACTTGTTGATGCGCTTCTGGACACCCCTGCTTAAATTGCTTTCATCACCATCGTGACCTTCAGGTTCATCAATGCCGCTTTCGTCTGTCTCAGACAAATCAGCATCTGTAACCTGCTCCTGTGAGGCCGGAGCGTCCCCTTGCTCGTCAAGGAAGTTGGATTTCAAGAGAGCACTTAGATCCCTCTCATCCAAAAGACCGAGCTTATCAACAACGGGAGATTCTGCTGCCTCCTGATTCCCGGCATCAGGCTGTACTTCGCTTTCATTCATGCGGTTAAGGTCGCAAGTTCCTTTAATTACAATCCAGTAACGCTGGAAGGCCCGTTGATGGCGTTATGCCAAATCTTTCTCTTCAGTCAAGCCATTAAGTTTTAATGCTTCATTTCTTAATGTTAAAAGTGTTGAATAAACCAAGTTCACTCCATCGGCTTGGCCGCAAGCGTGGATACGATCTTCGCCTTTTACGTTATTGCTAACAGCATTAAGCCAAAGGCTTTCCTGCATCTGCTGGATCGTTTCAATTACTTGATCCCAAACGTGGTTTTTGCCACCCCAACCGAATGCAAGTCGTTCTTTTTCGGTCATTGTTGTTGAATGGGTGATACTCCAATCCTTCCAATCTGAGCGTTCTGTTTCTGCATCACGCTCATTTTAAGGTTCTTGATGTAGTTCTGGAACAGCTGCTGAAAGTTCTCATCAGACTGCAATGCGGCCTGAGCCTTTGGATTGCTCTGAATGACCTGCTGCGAGTATTGCAGCTTGGCCTGAGCGGTCGGATCGTTTTCCTGATACGATGCCTCGTTGCCCAAGAGCATCATAGCAATGTCTGTCTGAACGTCTTTGAACAGCTTCTGAGAGGCCTGCTGCTCTGTCATAATCAGTTCGGCAGACATCTCCGGAGCAATGGCCTGAATCATCATCTCTGTGAGCCGATTGGAGTTTAAGACGCCGCCAGAGTCCATCTGCTTGATGCTCTTCAAATACTCAATCTTCTGAGTGATGTATTCCTTGTCTAAATTCATCACATCAAACCTGATGTTGAAGTCGAACTCGTTGTGGATCTCAGACAAGTTCTGCGGCAACTGGCCTCCGGTGATGCGCTGGATTTCTCCTGGAGCCATGTACTGGCAGCAAAGGGCAAACATCTGTCGGAAGACAGATCTCCACGACAGCAGCCATGTGTTCACCAGTGCCTGCTGAAGCATCTGGGTTACCTGTGGGGCGACAAACTGATTGGTGGTCCCAAAGTAGGCCGCGTGTTGCTGTTCCACCCTTTTGATGAGGTCGAACGCCAGATTGGGCGGCCGCGCCGGCGGATCCATGAACGTGTAGTCGTTGGCGTTGGTAACCGGAAGTTGCACGCCCGGACCCACCTTGTTCATGGCGCCAATGCGCTTCACCACGCGGATTGGAGGAAGCGTTGAAAACGCGGTGCTGTCCCGAATCGAGTCATGCTGAGCCTTGATTTCGTCCTGATCCGTGCTGGAAAGCTCCGGGATGCCTCGAGTGTCTGTGATTGCCCGGCGAATCTGCTCTCGGCGGAACTCTACGAAAGGATATTCGCCATGGGCGTAGTCCAAACGCTCATGGATGGCCCAAGAGTCCCCGTCAGACTGCCGATTCGAGGCCGCTTGGGGACAGATAACGGTGTAGAAGATGGCTGGGGCGTCCCCATCAAGACTCTTGGTGTAGCAGTACACCACTTCCACCATATTCATGTAGTTCACCCCGTTGTAGACCATCATGGTGGTGGTCGGAAGCAGGTTGATGTTGTAGTAGGAGCTGGATTTACCCAGCTGCTGCAAGGCCCGCTCCACCCAGTCCGGATTCCAGCCCTCAGTCGTGATTTTTTCACGCAATTCCACCTCAGACATCCATGTCCGGCGGAAAATCACGCGGGAACGCTGCAAATCTGCGGTTTCAGGAGGGAAGATGATCTCGTCCCAAGGCTTCAGTGCGACAATTTCAGGCAGGTTCTTGCTGACGTACTCCTCGTCTCTGGTTGTCTGACCTTTCTCAGCCAGCTCGCGGATCATGCGCTTGGCATCGGAGTTCTTCAGATCCGGCATGACGGCCTGAAAAATCCCAATGGCCTCCTCGGACTGATCCATGATCATCTGCGGCAGGGCTGCCAGTGTCTCACTACCAGATTGCTCAGCCATCTGGAGGATCTCCTGCATGTACACAGGTTGCTTCCGGACGCTGATGTTCTGCTGCCAGCCCACAAAGAAGGCACTCCATCCGTATTGAAGGGCGTACTGGGCGCCAAGTGTGGCCTCCTTGTACAGCTGTTGAGGCATCTTGCAGTCCCGGATCCAGCGCAGAAGTGTGGTGGCAACCTGAGACTGCTCAACGTGCGTCATGTTCACGCCATCGGCCCGAATCTCAGCCTTCTGGAAAGCCGAAACCAGCAGGGAAGTCAGTTCGTTACAGGTAGCGTCAATCAGACGGGCACGAACATCAGAGGCCCCCTCAAATGGCCAAGCAGGATCTCCTTCCGAACGGTTTTCAGAGTGCTTCTTGCCATCATCTGTCTGACCGGGCCACCGACAAAACCGAATGTTGTCAAACTTGGTAACAAGATTTCCCTGAGATGAGTTGATCATCGAGCGGTTGTATTCGCTCAAAAGCTCGCCAACATGCGGCTCCTTGGAGGCAATGGCCAAAACATCAGTGTTGTAATCGAGCATAATGTATGGAAATCCTTGGCATCAATAGCTGCCACATTTTGATAGTTTGTCCCATTGTTTTTTCCATATGGGATTACTGGTGTGCATTGGGTGCATCGCTACAAGGTAACCCAAGGCATCAATAGGATCTTTCGATGCACCTTTCTGGCCATCTTGTCCAGTCCATTCACGCAGGGACCAAATCAAGTTTTGGCAACTTTCATGCACCATTAAGCGTGGATGATTTATTTTAACGTCCAATGGCATCTCTCTGTCAAAGCACAGCAGGTCGTTGATGATCATCACACGCTCTTCAACAGGGACGCCAGCGGCCGGGATGAAATACAGAGGGTTGTCTGCATCATGAAGCATATCCAGCAGGGTTATGCCTCCTTCCTTGCTGATCGTCTCTGTACCGGCAGACCTTGGGTCGATGTAGCGTTCGGCGATGTCTTCCGATTTGTCTTTGTCTGTCTCCAAGGACCAGATCAGGTTTGTGTACTCGTTGATGCCTCTGCCAGCTCCGGACCTCTGTGCCGGACCGGGTTTACCGTCCGCCTTCTCAGAGGGCAATGCCCACTCTCCGTATGAAGGATCAGGCCACTCCCGGTAAATCCAGACAGTCTCGTACTCATCTACTCTGGCCCAGAGCATGAACCAGTTACGGGCGCCGGCCGGATCCGCAACCATGTAGTTTGTGCCAGACGGACAGAGTTCCGTAACAGGCTGCGAAAAAATGTTTTGCTCCCCAAACATCGGGAACTGAGATCCGGCTGTCTGATCCGCCCAACCATAGGCCCGGATCTTGATGTCATGCGAGCTGCGTCCCTTGAGCGTCTGTTTCATGCGCTCCCAGTTGTTGTATGGGTTCAGTTTCGAGTGAAACCAGATGCAGCCGTGCTTTCCGTAGACACCCTCTGCCATGTAGGGCATGTGCCCCTTGGGGACAGCCAAGACATTGTTCTCCGGCAGCAATTCGGACTCCTTCCACTGTGTGATCTTGGCCGTGGTGATGAACTCTTTGACGACTTGCGTGTAGCCAAGGATCGGAGTGAAGGTGACGATCAGCTTCCCGTTCCGGGTGACCAGACGATAGCGGAGTGTCTCGAGCCAGTCCTGCGGCACCAACTCATCGCACCAGACAACATCGACTTCACCACCTTCCACCACCTTGATGTCCTGTGCGTAGTTCAGGAACCAGATCTGATTCTTCATGTACACGGCCGTGTTGTCTGAAAAGCCATTCTTCTGAGTCCATGCCACCTGAATCTGTGCGCTGCGCTTGGCCTCCTTCAGCTCCCTTGGGAGATACTTGTGAAAGACATTCTGCTGCATCGAAACGCTCGTCATGTGCGTGGTGTGCAGGCACCAGATGTTCAGCCCACGTTTTGCGGATCGCTCCTTCAACCAAGCCGGCATCGTTCCGGCCAGATCCATTCCCACAAAAGCCTGGGCCACCCTCTTCGCTGCGTACTCTGTCTTTCCTGCACGATTTCCTCCCAAAATAAGGATCTCATTTTTGGTATCAAGAATGCTGTCAGCATCCGGCCAGGCCATCAACTCGTTCCCGTAGCGGTAAGGATCTTCCTGTTCTGCCCGGATCCGCTGCTCCCTTGCCAAGAACATCCGCATGACCTCCTGTGGCCCCACATTTTCAATCATGCGCACCCTCTGTTCCTCGTTTGGACAGGGGATGATCGGATGCTCCGCCATAGGAAACCTAAGCAGCTTTTCCACAAGCTTTTCCCTCTGACTCGGAGACAGGTGATTTTCTTCTGTTGGCGTTGACATTTTTTGAGATTCTGAGATGTTTCCTGTGCAGGCCAATAACCTGCCGCGTACCTACTGGCCAACCTGAAAGATTGGAGCCACTAGCGAATACATGGTTCCGGGTGTACCTCCTGACCCGGATTAAAAATCACAGGCCTCGCGCCTCTGAGTACTACACAGTCGCCCGCGATAGAGGCAATGCTAGGCTGATCGGGTAGCCATGGGCTGAGACTGTGAACGCGATGCGATAGGGCGACTTTTATACGGAAGTCTCTGTGCTTGCTTGAGTACTCCCCCAATTCTAGGCGGCCAACGCTCAGTCTTGGGGGTACTCTGCTCAGCTCCAAAGCTCCTATTGCCGGAAGTGGTTAAGCCACAGAAGCTGCTGTGGCTATCATGCCGGCTTTCCCAAGAACGATAGTACCATCTGATACCAGAATCAGCTGGCCAGTCTTCAGGCCATTACCCTTCAGCCCGCAGAAAACTCGGCCGCAAACGTCCGTATCCACAAATCTTGGGTTTGGATACTTGCGAGTAATCTTCGCAACCATTGGTGTGCTGGCGCACTCTGGCGCCTTCACCGGGACCACTGTCTGGCTCCCTGTCTCAGGCTGCACCTCCTCAGGCTGCTGCTTGTGCTCCACCAAGCTCGGATCCACTACATCCGCAACCTCACCCAGAAATCCCTTCCGGAAGACAACCTTGAAGCCAAAGCGATTCCTCCTGCGCACGAAATCGGTACCTTCTTTGTACCTTTCCAATGCATAATTTGCTCCATCTCTTTCTTTCACCCATTTCTCGCTAATTGTAAATACGTCTCCCATATGTGTTCAAAAACCTTACACATTCCTACGGACACCACAACAACAGAAAATGGCGCCCAAAATTCACAAGAATCTTGGCACATTTAGCTGCAAACTAATCCGCGCTTCCGAAACGGGGCAAGCTCACAACCTGTTGTGGGGCAAAAGCCCGCGCCACTTTTCCATACTGCCAAGGCACTGTAGCCAAAGGGGCGCCTTGTGGCATTAAAAAATTTTCAGGTGGGGGGATGCCTAGGCCTAGAACTTCCCCCCGGACGCTTGGCCGCCCCCACCCCTACTATTCCGATCGGTTTAGTCAGGATTGCCCTTTCTACAGAGTAAAAGCGGCCAAAAAGACAAGCCGGAGACAACCGGAACGGCCTTTTCCGGCCTATGGAGCCTTTGGCCGGCCTTCGGAGCCGGGGAAGGGAAGCCGGCCGCTTGTCTGACAAGCCGGAGACAAGCCGGGAAGGAGCGGAGCCGGAGCGGGGAAGGCCGGGAGGAGCGGTCATTGCACAAAGCCGGGAGCCGATCGGGGAAACGGATTCCCCAGAACCTAGCCTTTGCCTTGAACCCCGAAGCTTGTCTCCGGGAGCCAAAGACAACCGGGGAGCCGGGGAGCCGGGGAGCCTATTCCCGGCCGTTGTCTTTTCCTTCCCGGCCGTTGTCCCGGCCTTGCCATGCTCCCGGCCTTTGCTGGCCTTCCGGGAGCCTCCGGGAGCCGGCTTCGAAGCGGCCGGCGCCGGGAGCCTTCCCGGTTGTCTGAAAAGAAGTGAAGAAAAGAGACAACAAAGGCTTGTGTCTTTTGCTTGTGTCTTTTACTTTGGGTTCTCGGTCGTCTTTCACAACGGAAGCCGGCCGGCCTTAAACTAAACAAAGAAAGATAGTTATATGTACAACCGAAACGAAACCCTCTCCGGCGCCGAAGCACGTTCTTTTCTCCGGAACTGGCTCCGGGAAGCCGGCGTAGCGTCAAAGCTTGCCGATTCCCTGACTATGGCGGAGTTAAATGAAGCTTGGACGGATGAAAGCAACACGGCCTTGTTGGCTTTGGTTAATCGGCCGGAGCCGAAGCCGGCGCCGGTTGTCTCTTCCCTTTCGGCCGGGAACGAAACGGCGGCCGCTTTGATGATGCAAGCGCTCGCAATGGTTCAACCGAAGGCGCCGGCCTTGGACGAAGCCCGGATCCTTGAGCTAATCCGGGAGCATGCTCCGAAGCCGGAACCTTCCGTGGTGCATTACAGCTTCACAACGGCCGCCGGGACGGTAACAACGGAACGCCGGGAACATAGCTACTTTCCTTTGATTGTGGCCGCCCTTTCAACCCGGACTCACCTTTGGCTTGTCGGTCCGGCCGGCGGGGGAAAGACAAGCCTAGTCGGAGCGGCCGCCGGGGTTCTGGGGTTGGAACACCGGGCTTTGTCGGTTTGCGCGCAAACTACCAAAACCGACCTTTTGGGCTTTATTGATGCCACCGGGGTTTACCGGGGAACGGCCTTCCGGGAGGCCTTTGAAAAGGGGTTTGTCTTTTGCTTAGATGAAGCCGACGGCGGAAACCCCAACGTGTTGGCCGTGCTCAATTCCGCTTTAGCCAACGGGGAAATGACCTTCCCGGACGCTACGGTGAAGCGGGGAGAAGGGTTTGTTTGTGTTGCTTGTGCAAACACGTTTGGAAACGGCGCCACCGGCGGTTACGTTGGCCGGAATCAAATTGACGCGGCCACCTTGGACCGTTTCTTTTTCTTGAACCTTCCCTTGGACCAAGGCCTCGAGGCCTCTCTCGTTGGCGTCTCCGGGGTTGAATCCCCGGCCTTTGATATGGCCGCCGGTGGAACAACAACGGCCGCCGGTTGGCTTTGGTTTGTGCAGAAAGCCCGGGAAGGGGCGGAGAAGCACGGTGTTAAGGTTGTTATTTCCCCGCGTGCTACTATCGGAGGGGCAAAGCTTGCGGCCGCCGGGGTTGGCCTTGAATGGCTCAAGAAAGGCTTTCTCTTTAAGGCCTTGGATTCCCTCTCCGCTGAAAAGCTTCTCTCCTAATTCCCGGCCATGGCAAAGACACTCAAACCAAAAACGCTCCGGCTTCAATTCCGGAACATCCAAGAAACGCTAGACTATATGGCCAAGTCTCCGGGAGGCTCTTCCGAAAAGGAAAGGTCGGCGGATTCAACCTTTACCCGGCTTCCGAACTGGCCGGCTTGTGAAAGAGCCATTCAGTTCGGTTGGCCGGAAGGCTTAAAGGCCGTCTCCGGCCTTGTAGAAAGCCTTTCCGCCTTTGTTGGCTCCGGAATGTTAAAAGAGACGTTCCGGCCGGCCGTCTCCGGCCTCTTCTTTGACGTTGGCCTTGTTCTCTCCGGTGAACCGGAAGCTTGGCTGGAAACAACGGAAACGGAGGAAGAGACGAAGGGAAGCAAGGTTGTCACCTTAGCCTTAAATTGTACGGTTTCGGGATGCGTTCCGGCCGCCACAATCGAAGCCCGGGGAGCGGCCATGCTAGCCTTGGCCGTCTTGCTTGAGCGCTCCGGGAGAAGCGTCCGGGTTGTAGTGGGAGACGCAACAACTCGAGACGGGAGTTATTTGTACGCAGAGACGGTAGTTAAAGAGGCCGGGGAGCCTTTCGACTTGGACAAGCTGGCCTTTTGGCTTGTTTGTCCGGACGTGCTCCGGAGGTGCTTTTTCCGGATTTGTGAAGCTTCCCCGCTCCGGGAGCACGTCGACGCAAGAATGGGTGGGGGCTACGGATGCCCGGTTGAAAGCTGGACTCCAGAGGGGGATATAACTCTGAAGGGGATCCTTTCCGAAACCGCTTGGACGCCGGAGGCCTCCCGGCGCTGGATTGTGGAACAACTCAAAGCCCAGGGGGTTCAATTCTCCGAAGCCTAGGAGCCAAGGGAAAACCCGGGGAGCCTTTGCAAAGGGGCTTCCCGGCCTTCCCTTGGCACAAAGCCGGGAGAACCAAACCAAACCCAAACAAACCCAAACCCTATGCAAACCCGCCTTGCCCTTTTCGGGGCTTCCCTTGCCCTTTTCACCTTTGACGCTTTGGCCTTGGCAAAGGCCGCCGGAACTCCGGAAGCCGGCCTTTGGGGCGGCCTTGCCTTGGCTTCGGCCGGCTTGGCCTTTGCCCTTGCAAGGCCTTTGTTTCCGAAGGCTTAAGCCTTCCCGGTGGCCTTCCCGGCTCCGGCCTTGGCTCCGGGAGGCCTTCCGGCCTTCCCTTAGTTGTAAGGCCTTCGGGTTGAACGGTCCAATTTTTCCAAGTTGTAAAGCCAACAAGGCCAACGCTTTGACGTTTTGACCCTGCCTGTAAAGAAACTATCTCAAGAAAACTTCACCTTTTTCCTTGCAAGGAAGCACGCAAGTCTGTACCAAGAAATCAGCACCGAGAAAATTTTCGATGCCAAAAATCCAAACCAAAAATCCAAAATGAAAATCGAAAACCGCAACACAATCTTCGCCCAAATGCCCGAGCCGGAAAACTTTGAGGAAGCCTCAATCGCCATCCTTTTGGCCGTTGGCATGAAAGCTTTCAGTCCCGGCAAACTTGTCTGCACTTCGCTCGCCATGGAAACTTTCACCCGTGGCTTTTTCTCACAATGCCTTTGCCGGCACATTGTCGGGGATAGGGGCGATTTGGACGCTGAAGACACTCAGACAAACGATGAAGCTTTGGACGGTGGCGGCCGGCTTCTCTCGAGCTACACGCACCCCGTTTCGAAGGAACGCCTCTGGATCATTACCGAACATGACCGGAGCGCCACAACCGTAATGCTCCCCATGGAATACTAGCGGGAAGGCTGCCGCTTGCCGGTCGCTTTGAGGGCGGCCGGCATCGGGCAGCAATCACGCTGCAACCAAAAAAAATCGAAAGCAAAAAGTTATGTCTGAAACCTACACCAAAAACAAACTCCGCGCTCTTGTCGATCGCCTCAACGAACTCACGGGCAGCCCTTCCCATCCCTACGCGGCGCCGAACGGCCAAGGCACTCACGTTCCGCAGGTCGGAAACTGGCACGTTTCCCAACAGTACGGTGGCTACTGTGTCGCCCGCATCGTCACCGAATCCGGTGGCTGCTCTCACCCGATTTGGGAGGGACACGTTCCGGCACGGTTGGCCTGTCTTCAGACAATCGCTTTTCTGAAGGGTTTGGAGTTCAGCAAATAACCTCCAAAAATTATGACCTACAAAATTGAAAACAAAAAAGACAACTACTGGGAAGCCGGTTTCACGGACGATTGTCCGCTGGTTCTCGAGAAGGTCGGAGACGAGTTTGTCTTTTCGATCTCAACGGCCAATTCATGCAACTGGGAATGGTCGCAGAAGCTGGCCACAAAAACCAGTGACGAAACTTGGGAGCAATTCTTCTCGAGCTTTTCAGACACTGGTTGGGAATATATCCCGTTGATGCGCGAGCTTGCCGAGCTGGCAAACTAGGCGAGGTTTCGTTTAAGGGAAAAGCCCGCTCCTGTTTCGGTCAGGGGCGGGCCTTTCATTGTGCGGTCAGAGTCGGATCCCTCCAACGGTAGCGCAATGGAAATCGAAGGCGCGGATGATGTCTTGTCTGATTTCGTCCGGACACCCTATCAGACGGACTTCCCGCCAATCTTGAGAGGGAAGCTTTTCCCCTACATGGGTGGTCAGCTTTTGGTTGTTCGGAAGCATTCCCATTCGATGCACTACGCAAGCCCCGTCAAAAGACACCTGCGCAACGTAGTCGGCATGTTCGTAAATCACCTTCATAGGGCAACCATGACTCGCTGACCTCTCCCGGACCTGCCTGGGCGCCGCTCGCCCGTGTCTGAGACAAAGCCCTTCCGGATCAAGGCGGAGAACCTTGCGGTGATTGAAGAGTACGGGAAGCTCGGGAACATTTCCAAAATGTCGTCCGCGATGGCGCCTTGTCTCCCAAAATTTTCGATCGCAGAAAACACCATTGATTCAAGGGACGTGGTGTCCACGGACTCGGTTGCCGCCTTGCTTGTGTCTGGACCGTCACTGCGCGACAGCTTGTGCGCGGGGGTTCCAAAATTTTTCGGATGTTCAAAATCCCATTCAAATTGTTCTGCCTTATGTTTCATATTTCGATTGTTTTTTGTTTGTCTGTCATTGCTGACAAAAATTGGGACTGCAAATCGCTGGCATGAATGTGGAGGTTCATCGTGTTGTTGACCTCCGGTGTCTTTTCCTTGTCCATGGCCAGCAGGATTTCCATCGACTTAGCCAAGGCCAGCGTGGCGTCCCTTGCCTCCATCTCCGGAAGCAGCTCGGAGATCCGGTCCACACTGTGCTCGGCCGCGTGTTGAAGCTTCTGTCTGATGTTCACCTTGAACATGGCATTCGCGAACTGAGTGTCTGTATCCAGCGCACGCAACTTCGCGTCTCCGACAACTGTTTTTGACAGCTTCAGCTTCTCCGCAATGGCAACTATCGTCATCCCGGACGTGTACATCTCCAGGATCTGTTTCCGTGTCTCCTCAGACACGCTGGCCCAGTTCCCCTTGCCGTTAATTTTTTCGATGCCCGTGACTCCAATCACATGGTCTTCGATGCGGACGCCGGAAAGGCCGGCCAGTTGTCTGGCGCGGCTTTCAGCGGATTTGTAGACTCTCTTCTTGGCTGGTTTCTTCATAGGAACAGAGCTTTGAAGCGCTGCCACAGGCTTGGCTTTGGATTTGGCATCACAATACCGAAAGTGGGGCCAAAAACATAGCCGCTACCGGCGCCTCCTCCGGGTGCAGACACCTTCTTTTTGCGCCTCCGTGGCTTGTACGGCCGGCTGGCAACCGGGTTCTCTGCCAGTATCCTTTCCACATCAGCGAGGTTGTAAAGCTTACGGCGCCCCACTCTGCGGCCGGTGATCTCGCCCCTCATCTCCCTGTAGCGCAGTGTCTGCACGTGACATTCAAGAACCGCGCACGCTTCCCGTCTGGTTATCCAGAATTCTCTTTTCTCGCTGGCGGGCTTTCCAGTCTTTGACTCGTTGGAGCTGAGCGGCCCTTTGCTCTGGACTTTGTTTTGCTCTCCACTCCCGTGAGCGCTGGCATGCTTGAGCGTTATAAGTTTTTCGGTAGTTGCGGTTCCATTCATTTTTTCGTTCCTTTCTTTCTTGTTCACTGAGTGTTGGCTTGCGCCCCGGCTTTTTTCGATCCCGTGGCACAGTGATTGGTCGGACTTTTGGTGTTGGTTCTTTAGGAGCTTTTGGTTCCTCGCTCTGTTTCTGCTCGAGCTTTGCTTTGGTGGCAATGAACTTGCTTCTGAAAGACATCGAGAGGCCTCGTCTTTTTTCCCAGTCCTTCAGGGCCTGCATCATGGAACCCAGCTTGTTGTCCATGTTGGGCATGTAGACAGTGCCGTTGGCTGGCAAAATGTCCTGCATCCCCAAAGTTTTTTGTGCAGCAAATCTCATTTTAGAGCCTCCCGTGCCTCTTCTCTTATTTTGTACGTTGACCAGTGGTCAAAGTTGACAATTCGTTCCAACGCAAGTTGCAGCATCTCAGCACGTTTTTCGGCTTCTTTTAACTCTTCTCTGAGCGCCTTGATAATCGAGTCAGCTAGTTCTGGATCTCGCATGTATTTATCTCTCCAAGTCATTCCGCGCCCCCTTTCTGTCTGTCTTCCAGCTGTTTTAGACAGGTCTTGGCTACCTCGTAGTTGAACTCGGATCCCTGCGGGGCCTCGAGTAGTTCGAGCAGCATCTTGGAAACCTTGATAGCCATTTCACGCTCGGCCAGCAAGCGATCCCGGATGAACAGAAGCTGGCTGTAGTCCTGTCTGATCCGAGCAAGCTGGTTTTCCAGCTCCGGCATCATCACTTCGCATGAAAGGCAGTTCATTCGGCGTCCCTTTCTTCGTTCAGACAGTTTTCGCACAGACAGGAGGGGTCTATTGCTTCGATGGTCACAACGAACTTCATCCCCTCAAATGGACCGTTGTCCACCTGCATCTGGAATTGAGCGCATCTGAGTTCGTAATTGGCCATGATCTCGCAAAGTGTCTTTGCTGCCTTCGTGGCCCTTGCTTCGTCTTTTTTGTTGGGTGTGTTCATTGAGGTAAAAAGCTGGCCGTGCGGCCGTTGAATCTGAGTGTTGTCTGAACGCCACAAGGGCCGTTCCGCTGGTAGGGGATGGAGATTGTCCGAAGTTCGGATCCCTCCTCCTCATCCAGCTTGATGGCCATGATACAGGTGGCGTCCTGTTGGATGGCGCGGCTTTCGCGGGCCTTCCCCTGCTCGTTGAGTTGGGTAATTGAAATCACCAGACAACCCAACTCCAGCCCCAGC